GGCTTTTCTGGCTCACCCGGTCTATACCGCAAAAAATATTCTTCATATTCCGTTGTTCCCTTTTTATCCTTGAGCTCTTTATATTTTTCGGATTTATGTGCACGCATTTCTTCCACTGTTTCTTGATGCCCAACACATTCAATACTAAATCTCCGTAATAACCCACGTTGTTCAAGCCGATTTTGCTGTTGAACTTCAAATAAAAAGGCAGACATACATAGCAATCGGTCCACGCTGTAATATGGTCGGTTGATGTAAATAAATGCCAAATAAAAACTCATAATGGTATCAATGGTAGCAATCTTTATTTTGTATCCTTTGTCTTGAATCACGTTGTAACTGTGACATGCAATCGGTTCATAAATGAAACAAATCATATCTTTACCAACTCGAATTTCATAATTCACTGCCACTAATTCACCTACCGCCTCATGCTTAATAATTTTCACATTCTTAACATCAATGTCTTCAAGCCGTTCTTTAACAATTTCCGCCACCAAATGGGGGTTTTCAGTAAAAACATCAAAATCGGGGATTTGATTAATTTTGTGTTGAAACTCTTTGGGCATATATTTGGAATATTGACTCAGTGCATATCCGCCAAAGAAGACAACTCCTTGGTCTACCAATGTTTGCTTCACATTCTCGTAAATATTTTCCATTTGGTCTGGATTGTCCATAATTCGTTGAAAATCAACTTCTCCGCATTTAGTTGCTTTCAATGGATAGTATTGATTCAACAGAGATAGACGTTTTAATACTTTCTCCCAACGACTCGTATCTCCATTGGGTCTGGATAATTCTAAATACATCCCCATACGTAAATAATTGGGAGGAGCATATAGGATGGCGGCCACTTTAATAGCCTCATGAGCAAGTGATTTGAATAATTCATTGGGAATAGACGTAATATCTGCAATAGGAATGAAATTTACAAATACCTTGTATGTTCCATGATGTTGCCCGGATTTACCTTCAACCTCTTCGAACCCTTCTTTATAAAAAATATCACATAATTCTTTGCAATCATTTAGTGCATTGGCCGAAAAAAAGTCATAATCCGGTATTTCTAAATCTTTATTGTAAAACTGGGATTGTTTTGGTAATATATTATTAATCGCAGTTCCCCCATAGCAAATTAATTTTTTACGACGAATAAATGTCTCTACAATGGCAATCATTTTCTTAATTTCATCTGAATTAGCAGACTTCATTCCTTGCAATTGTTCCACTTTATCCACCGCGGTTCGAAGAATTGTTAGTTCACATTCTTCAAACGAGACACCTTTGCATTGATTTTTTTTAAACAATTGTTTTTTTGTTCCCATACATTCTTTCTATATTTTATTTTTATGCAGAAGGCGAAGTTACCGTTTCTAACTGAAGCCCGTCTTTAGGAATAAACGCGGAATCAGAAAAGATAGAATTGTAATTGGCTAATTGTTGGTCATTTTTCTGGTATCTCATCGCAATTATATTGCAATTCATGTCAATTACTTTGGCAAAATCAATATTATCTGGGTCCGCCGATGTGCGACTTGGTAACATGATGGCCATATTTTTGGGTTTTTTCAATTCGGCCAGTTCAATCGTAGACATGGTTCGAATGCTATCATAATCATACATGTTAAAGGTAGGTGTTCCACTTATCATATTGTGGGCTAATCCTTGGTCAATGTATGCTTTATTTGTGCTATTTACAATAATTACCGTTTTTCCCATTAACTCTGTTAGACTAGTTGTATTGGAAACTTGCCCGTTATACACTGTCTTTATACCAGTGAGCATTCGATTTAAAGCAGCAAACATTTTCACATTATTGCTCTTAATTCGCAAGTGTAAAAAGAGTGGGTCTTCCGGATTAGGCGCCACATCACCCGTAAATGCTTGGTCTGCTAAAAAATACAACACTTGGTCAAATGGAAGCGAATTATACGTTTCCTTATCATTGTAAGATGGAGTAATTGAAGTGGCTACAACTGGAAGGTCTCCAATTGAATAAATTTCAAAATCAAGAAAACGAACACCTTGTTTCAGTATAGTAGTTAGAACACATGTTCCCACATAATCATTTGCATAATTACCTAAACTACAACAATTGTAGGCCGATTTAATGTAGTATTTTGAAATAGGACCCGTTTCTCGTGTTGTTAGTGTTTGCGACCCATTTGGAAAAGCGGTTTGAATATTAGAACATCTAACAGAAGGAAGCATCCATTTGTATAAGAAATATATAACTGCAGTTACGATAATCACAGTTGAAAAGGATGATAATATAAAAGAGGCTCTATCAGTATTAATTAAATCCATATCCATATCTATATATTAGTATCATAAAAAACGGTTTAATAATAATGAATAAGTAAAATAAAGTAATTATATAAATGCCGGGAGGATTAATGAATTTAGCATCTTATGGACAACAAAACGTCATTTTAAATGGAAATCCATCTAAAACTTTTTTTAAATCCACCTATGCCCAGCACACTAATTTTGGGTTGCAGAAATTTAGGGTAGATTATGCGGGATTAAGAACACTTCGACTATCAGAAGAGTCCACTTTTATATTTAAGATACCCAGATATGCGGATTTATTAATGGATACATATATTTCATTTAATTTACCTCATATATGGAGCCCCATTTATAGCGCAACAGATGAAAACGATGCCGTTCCGTATGAATTTAAATGGATAGACAATTTGGGCGCCAAAATGATTTCCAAAGTATCCATCACATGTGGTAATCAAACATTGCAAGAATATTCGGGGGATTACTTTTTGGCATCAGTTCAAAGAGATTATTCTGCAGAGAAACTGAATTTATTCAATCGAATGATTGGACACGTGCCCGACTTAAACAACCCCGCATATGCCGATGGAAGACAAAGCGGAATTTATCCAAGCGCCCAGCATACAACCAGCATATCTGGAGCGGAACCATCTATCCGTGGAAGAACATTGTACATTCCATTAAATTCGTGGTTTTCCATGAAAAGTCAAATGGCCTTTCCGTTAACATCTTTGCAGTATAATGAATTGCATATTAGCATTACATTTCGTCCAATTAGGGAATTGTTTACTGTGTTAGATGTGCAAGATATATCTGGTGGATTTCCCCGTGTCTCGTCTAATTTTAACAAGACATATATGCAGTTTTATCGGTATCTCCAAACTCCGCCATCAGATATGATTGATGCAACAGATACTGTATGGGTAGATAAACGTATGCTATGGGATACAGACATTCATTTAAATTGCACTTATTGTTTCTTGTCTAGAGAAGAGGCAAAATTATTTGCATTGCAAGAACAGAAGTATTTATTTAAGCAAATTGTGGAAACTAAATTATACAATGTGACGGGGTCATCTAAAACGGACATTAAATCCCTTGGGATGGTATCCAATTATATGTTTTATTTCCAGAGGAGTGATATAAAGGACCGGAATGAGTGGTCGAATTACACCAATTGGCCATATAAGACAATCCCGCAAGATGTGGGTATATCTAATTTTGAATTTACTACTGGAGACCAACAAGTTCAAAACATAAAGACTATACTTGTTAGTATGGGACTTTTGTTAGATGGAGCTTATAGAGAAAATGTGCAACCAGTTGGCGTATATAATTATATTGAAAAATTTTTGAGAACAAGTGGGAATGCACCCGATGGATTATATTGTTACAACTTTTGTTTGAATTCAAATGGACACGAAATGCAACCATCTGGAGCCATTAATATGAGCAGATATAATCAAGTTGAATTAGAGTTCCAAACAATTGCTCCGCCACTAGATACAACGGTGCAAACAACGGCTTTTTGTGATTCAACTGGGTCAATTGTTGGAATTAATAAACCCGTATGGAGAACATATAGTTACAATTATGATTGCATTATTTTTGAAGAACGAATAAATATGATTACTTTTGTGGGAGGCAATTGCGGATTAATGTATGCGACTTAAAAAATAAAAAGGTAATATAATATAGCAAATGTCTTCAAGCACAAGTAAACGTACAAAGAAACCCGTTCCGTTAATAGAATTTGGTCAAACACTAACATCTAATTTAATTATGGTTTCTTTAGCCGTGATTTTATTTGGAATTCCCGCATTGTATACATCTATGATTGCCGATGCGGGTGGCATGACCGTGGATACATTGGACGCAACAACTGTTGGTAAGCCAGACAAAATTGCACATGTAGTAAAAATATTTGAAGGATGGGCACCTCCGAAATTAGTGACCAAACACGAAACACATATTAAATTCGATGCTTCATCGCACGATTATTTAAATGAAAAATTTAGAACATTGTTCCCAACCCATCTCCCATTTGGATATTTTATGTATAGTGTGTTAAAGAGCACCATTAATATTAACTATTCCCTTACATTAGGTCTTCATAAACTATTTTATAAGTTACCCGAATCATTCACCGTTTTGTTAGCGATGGTATTGGTACCGATGTTGTATTTTGCTTTATATTTTTTGAATATGCCATTGTCCGCTTTCATGCATTTGTATCATTTTAAAAAGTATTTTATTTCATGTGTAAAAGATGAAGAAGACCCATCAAAATGCACAGAATCGCAAGATTATGGTCCGGTAAGTTGGATTATGTTATTTGCTTATGGAATTTTTGGATTTTTACCATCCGTAATGTTTATTATTCCTATTTTTACCATTATTTATTGTCATATTAGTCCTTTGTTAGTTAATTGTAAATTAGCAAAAGGGTCTAGCTCTAATTATGATTTTTTCCAGTTTTTGGGGAATGCTTTATCTTATAAAAGACAACTTATAATGTGGATTGTATCGATTGTGTTATTAAAAGTAACAGCTACTATACTAGGGACATATCCAGCGGTTGGATGTTTAGGTGCCATTTTAGTTTTAGCGGGTGCGACGAGTATTTTTAGTAAATACATACCGGAATGCGCAAAAAAGTCGACTGCTTAAAGGAACGACATAAAGGAACGACATAAAGGAACGACATAAAGGAACGACATAAAGAAGACGTATATGCATTATTATAAATGGGAATTTATGATAATGGCCACATTTTTGGAATAAGAATATATAATTTTAATGAGGATGATATTAGTAATACATTATTTGAAGAAAAATTCGAAGAAATAATGAGTCATCCACAAATGAAAGAAGCATATTTATTCTATACAGAGTTGAAGGACAAAAGTAATGTGCATTTTCAATTTTATACGGAATGTGCTAGCACATTAAATGGATATAATAATAATAAGACATTTTTAATGTGGCATCCAATGTCGTTAAATACATTTTTAGAAAAGTTCAATGTTTAAAGTTATGACATTTATCCACTATCTTGGCCAATGAAAAAAACAATAGCATAATGTTTTATTTCTTTATATTCTTCAATACTTACAGATAAATCAAAATCAAGCGGTCTTGATGAACTATTTATTCCGCGTCTATTATATCCCCATCTTTCAGTAGACAAAATTTCTTTTATTGGAACTAACAGATCTTTCTCAAATAAACATCCATTAATTAAATCTGGTGTTTTTTTACCGGTATATTTATCTTCAAAATGCGAACCATTATTTGTAAACTCATTTATTAAATATTCTTTACATTGTAAATAGTCGTTGGGTAACTCATTTTCTTCATATTCATACTGCACAATATTTTTAAATGTTTGATTGTAAGAACCGTTACTATCTTCAATACAACCTTTACATAACATTTTTTTAATTAACTCAACGTTGGTTTCATTCATTTGTAAAATAAGGTCGGATAGTAAAATTTTTATACCTATAGATACAGTTGATTGGTCACAAAATACCATTCTATAATTCTAATAAGTCAGTCTTTATATACCATTTATTTTATTTCTTTAATAAACTCTGTTATAATATCGTAATCTTGTTTATTTTCTGTTTCACATATTTTAACATTATTACCACTCGTTGTTAAAATGCCAACTAATGGCATAACCCAAAACCCATTAATATTATGATTCGTTATAAATAAATTATATTGGCGTGGAGTTTGCACAATTTCAATAATGTGTGATTTATTTATTAGTCTTGATGTTAATTTAATAAAAGAGGTCATACTATTTATTATTTTGCAGTAATTTTTATATTAGTTTTCCATTGATGTATATTTTATTTATTTTATCATCATAATCATAACAATAATAAAAATCAAAACATTTTATTTCATTATCAGTTGAATAAGTAGGAATAATGTCGTTTGATGAAAAAGATAATATTCCTACAATAATATTTGACGTTAATTCTTGAATATTCTTTTTTTTTCTATACTCATTTAATCCTTTTATTAATATAGGTTGCACTACAGTATCTAACCCTTCGTGGTCATCTGAAATATAATCAAAACAACATTTACCATAATATGTCTTATTGGTAACTTTATAAATAAAAGTAATAAATGGCATATATATATTGCACAAGTATTCATTTAAATGGATTCTTGTTCAATAAACTAACAAATGACTACTACTAACAAAAAGAAACTCCCCTTTGTTAGTATATGCACACCAACTTTTAATCGTCGACCTTTCATTCCCTTTATGATAAAATGTTTTGAACATCAAACATATCCCAAAAACAAAATGGAATGGATTATTGTGGATGACGGGTTTGACCCAGTTGGCGATTTAGTGGCGCATCTACCATATGTTAAATATTTTCGATATGAAACCAAAATGACACTTGGAAAGAAACGAAATGTAATGAATTCGAAAGCGTCGGGAAGTATGTTAGTGTATATGGACGATGACGATTATTATCCTCCGGAACGAGTAATGCATGCGGTGGAAACCCTTTTGGCAAACCCCAAAGCATTGTGTGCGGGAACAAGTGAAATGCACGTTTATTTCAAACATATCCAGAGAATGTACCAGTTTGGGCCATATGGTCCCAATCATTCTACGGCGGCAACGTTTGCATTTCGACGTGAATTGTTGTCTCAGACAAAATACGACGAGACCTCTTGCCTCGCAGAAGAACGTGTATTTTTGAAAGAATATACCATTCCATTTGTGCAACTAGAACCATGTAAGTCTATATTGGTCATTTCGCATGCACACAATTCATTTGATAAACGAACTTTGTTAGATGAACCGAATCAATTTGTGAATATATCCCTATTGACAGTGGATAACTTTATTCGGGAACCCGAAATGATTCAATTCTATATGAATGATGTAGATTCGTTGTTAGCTGTATACGAACCCGGTTCTCCAATCCATAAGAAGGATGTGAATGACCAAATTATTGTGTTAAAAGAAGAGCGTGAAAAGATGATGAAAGACCAACAAAATTCAGCCATGTTTAAGTTTGAAATGCAATTGAGACAAGAACTTCAAATGCAACTGCAACAGTGTGTCCAGCAT